GAGACAAAGGGAAACCCTACAGTTAAAAGCTGCAGGGCGAGTTGGCTTTTAGCCTTGACTTGAGACCGGCTAATGGGCGTCTCCTTTCTCGCGAGCTGTCGCAATCGCCTGGTTCCTGGCATCGTCAAAGCGCAGCCGCAGCATCGGCTTGGTCACCTGCCGCCCATCCTCAGTGACAATCAGGTACGGGCTCCGCACGCCGCGGGAACGCCTCTGCTCTATCAACCGCTCAACCAGTGCGCCTAAGTCATTCAAAACTCCGGCGGCAGTCAGGCGGATTCGTAGCTTTTTGGAAGTCTTGCCCTGGGCAACCTGCAGGAACTCGTTAACCGCGTCTGCTTCCCGCATCGAAAGTACGTCAGCCGGGCGCTGGCCAGTCAAATAAGCCAGGTCCATGGCGTCGCGCAACTCCGAGGTCGCGACCGCATACACGGCGCTCCAGATTTCCTCGGTTGCGTAAAAGTCCCGCGGTACTTCCTTGTTCTTCCGCACGCCGGCGGCCGGGTTGCTATCGGTGATCCCCCACTCGCGTGCGATGTTATAGATGTGCGAAAGCAGGGAGATCTCGCGGTTGGCTCGTACCTTGGCGCTCCGCCCGTCCCGATATTGGGCTATGACCTGCGGCGTCACCGCGTCAATGGGCGCATCGCTGAAGGCTTTGCGCAATTGCTTCAAGCTCAGCAGGTTATCGCTCTGCGTCTTCGGCGCTTTGCCGGGGATGATCTCTCGCTCGTAGCGGTCGAATACCTGGCCCAGCAGAGCGTCCTTCTTTGGCACTGGCTTGCAATCGAGCTTTGCCCATTCAGCCTTGGCGATATCCAAATCACCCCCGAGCGGGATTTCTACCCGCTTCCCGCCTTCGTTCCTCCCGTCGTAGTAGTACCCAACCCACTCTTTGCCGCCTTTCAGCGTGCGTACACGCCGAATCATTCTTGGCGGCAGGTCCCTATTTGCCGCCTTTTTGGCTCGCATCTCTTCATCCTACCTTTGACAAATCCAGCGACCAGGCCTCGGCCGCAACGTTTTCCGCAGAAGGCTTTACGCCTGCCAGCTTCATTCGGGCGTAGACGCGGCCGACCACAGGCCGGCGAGCCCTGGTCAGCACGTACTTCCAGCCGTTTCGGCTCAGCCACGCTATCTGGCCTGACGGAATCACGTATCCGGTGATCGCCGCCAGCTCTTCCTCGGCAAGCGTTTCGCTTTGCATCTCCATGCTATGCACCTCTATACGTCAGGTTTGTCGAGAGAGCCGGCGGGCCGCGCTGTCTTGATGATGTGAACGGCCAGGCCGAAGGTGATCAGCAGCCAGGCGCAGGTGCCGGCGAAGGCGCAGAGCAGTGCCTCGGTGGTGCCGGTGTCCAGGAGGTCGAGCCCGAGCCAGCCGAGCCAGCCGATGGTTCCTACCAGGTACAGCAAAGCGCCCAGCAGGATCAGGGTGAGTTTCATAGCGAACATGTGGTGTCCTTGCCGCGCTGGGCGGCAGAAGGTGGGGTGGGGTTATTCGTCGTCGGAGTCAGGATCTTCATCATCGCCATGGCTAACGCTGATGGGCAGTTTGCCAAGTCGAGCCATTGCCAGGACGAGCCCGATGCGCAAGCCCTTGGCCATATCTTTTGTCAGAACGATGTCGACTGGATCATCGATGCCCAGGGAAAGGGTCGTGCCTTCTTTGGAGTTGTCGGTAATGATCTGCAGTTGATCGGTCTGCCGTTTATGCCATGCAAGCAGCGCTTCGATCATCTCGCCGACATCCTGCGGGGCGCCTACTGAGCCCTCTAGCGCGCCTTTGACGAGTTTCTCCAGCTCCAATTTTTCATCTTCGGCGCGCTCGAGCTGGTCGTCGGCGGCGAATGGGCCGCCCACCATCGACCAGCTGCTGGCGAATACCTGGGCTTGCTCCATGATGGCTTTGACAGTTTTCTCAGACATGCGAATACCTCGCCAGCCGCTCACCGGCAGGCTGTTTAGTTGGGGAGAATTTGTTATATGGCTATTTGATATTTGCTGGAGTAGCTTGGGGTTTTCTATCTAGGGGTGAGTGAGAATGCATAAATTTTTGTACCTGACACATGCCTCGTGGACTGAGTCATGGGTCCATGGAGGTTCCATCCCGCTGGCGCTTGCAAGTAAGTACAAGCGCATGGATCGCGATGGTATTTACACGCCAGATGAAAACCTTATCCACGAGGCGGAAATAGATTTGCGATCACTTCATCCATTTGTGTCATTCGGCGAAACTCCAAATGTTAGAGACTTCACGTTCACGGGAAACTATTTCAATGGAATGCCAATGCCTGAAGTAAGAAACGCGAACTTTTATACGGAAGACGGGCTGATCCAATCTTTCTGTAATGTCTTCGATGTGGAGATTGCTAATCGTTTTGGGAAGACCGCGTGTGTGCGAATTCACAATATTGAAAAGCTGCGGAAACACCTAGATAAGCGATTGGGGCGCAAATCTAGATTTGGAAACTGTGAATACACGCATGATCACCAACGGAATCATTTTCTGAAATCTCATGATGATGCCTGGCAGCAGGAATATAGGTTTTTCTGGCCGGACAAAGTTGCCTGCTCTGTTGAGCTGCCGCCCGGGATTGCCGAGATTGTGTGGACGGCGTAGTTCTGATCGGGGCGATCAATTAGCGCCACGTCCCTTTGTAGATGAAGACGTAGGCGAACCAGAGGGTGGCGATCATGGCGTCACCCGGCGTGCCCACTGCACATAGGGGCCGTCATCCGTATCGAGGATCCCCATCAGGAACCACTCAGGGCCTGGCGATTCGGGATTCCAGGCGGTGCACGCGGCATCCTCGTCAGGTAGATCCTCAAGCTCGTCGCCAGAGTGCCAGCCTTTCAGTTCCAGTCCCTGTTCCTTGACCCAGGCGATGTAGGGCGCCGGGTCTTCGCCTTCGCCAAAGCTCGGGATGTTTGGGTGATACCACCAGCCGTCTGCATCGCGCTTCACCTCGGCCGGCCCGAACGGCTTGCTGCCGCTGTGCGCCTCACAGGGAGTGACAAAAAGCACGTCGGAGTACTGACCATTGCCAGAGCTGAATTCCATCTTGCAGCCGCATTTGGCGGGCTCGCCGTTGACGAACGTAATCTTTTGTTCGGGCATGACTTCGTCCTTGCCGCTATAGCGGCTGACTTTGAAGGGGGAGGGGTTACAGAGAGGGGTTGAGGCGGGTTACTTCGTCAAGGCAGGCGTTCCACTCAATATCCAGGTCGCTCAGATACGGATAGTTTGGGCCAATCTCGCGGCGCTCAGGCAGCACCACCGCTACCGGCGCGGGCTGCTCGGCGTAGAGCGGCGCAGAGAAACAGCTCAAGTCGTGCCCGCACGATTCCATCTTGGCCTTGTTTTCAGAGCTGATCGTGGCCCACAAAAATTCAGGATCTCGAAAGCCGATTGGCTCAGACGATTGCGGTCCGCACTTCTTCCATCCGGCATCTATTATCTGTCCAGCAAAGTGCCTCAACCCACCCGAAAGCCTGCTCATGAATTCGGACAGCTCGGTTACTTTTTGCTCTCTATCCACCGGCTCGCCCTGGGGCTGGGCGGCTGGCTCAACTTGCGATTCTGCCCCAGGTGCCGATTCAGCCTTTAGCAGCCTGCGCAGCTCATCCGCCAAGTCACGGTTCCCGCTTACCATGGCAGTGTCATAGGCCCGTTCCACCTGACCTAATGACAGCTCAATGGTGCGAGCAGTCGTCTTGCTTCTCGCGGGTTTAAACTCCCTGCGCAGGTACAGCTTGAAGTTTCTTACTTCCTTTGCGCCGAAGTAGAAGGACATTGCCTTTTCCAGCTCACGCGGCACGCCGTCAATCGTTTGGTTGGTGGTCATGGCTTTGCACCTTCAAGTGTGGCTTCAGGCCAGAACCGTGGCTTCCCGTCGGGCCTTAGAAAATGTGCAGGTGGATCTTCGCTCATGCAGGGCGGTGGCTTTCCATGGACCCCACACGTAGGGCAACCATTGAGCCCGCCCCAGCACGTCGATGACGTAGCAGGCCATCCGCTCAGACATTGTTTCTTGCTGCCGTCGTATTGCGAGCAAGGAATGCGCTCACTCATAAATCACCTCAAATCAGTTGTGCCAGTGCCAGCAGGCACCAGCAGTAGGCGGGGAGTTGGGCGCGCATCAGTTTTGATTCATATCGATCTGGTAATCGCATGCCGGGATATTGCAGCGAACCTCTGCTGGCTTGAGCGCGGCGATAACGCGGTCAATCCAGTCGTCACCGTCTTTGTATTCTTCCAAACCCTCACGCAGCAGATGAGTCAGCACATCCGCCCGCTCATCCGCTGCGGTCAGGCGCTGTTGTAGGGCGTCTGCACGCTTCGCCTCAAGCAGCTTTCCGCGTTCCAGGCCCATGGCGTAGGCTGCGTCCTGAAACGCCATCAGATCATCGGAGAAGCGTTCTATCTTGCCCACGTACTGCTGGTGCAGGCGCTCGATGGCGGCGTGGTCGTCGGGGTGGTTTTGGTTTTCTGTAGGCATGGGTAGTCCTTGCCGGGCCATGCCCGGGCGGTGGAGTGGGGAGTTACTTCTTCTCGAAGGTCTTGGTCAGCGCCGCGTTGACGCTGTTGCCGCGCTTCAGCACGACCCGAGCGAGTGCTGCCCGGTCGTTATGGCTATGGCTGGCCTGGCTGAGCAGGCCGAAGTAGCTGTTGGATGCTATGCCACGTGCTTCCAGATCCGGCGGCAAACAATTGCGCTTATCAGCGCCTGGGTTACTCCGTACCGCTTGGCCAGTACGGCCCCACTGAACTCTCGGCTGTGCGGCTTGAACAGAGACCTGATCTCGACGACTTGGGCCTCGGTAAGCTTCGCCGCCGGATGTCGCTCGCCCGTTCCGTCGGTTCCGTGGAGCTTCTTGTCGGCCTCGTTCTGGGTTGGCGTGCCATAGGCGAGATTGCCAACGCGGCCGTTGGTTTTGTCGCCGTCCAGATGGCGACAGATATGCCCTTCCGGTACCGGCCCGATAAAGTGCGTGGCGACCAGGCGATGGATCAGGAAGCCCTTCGAGGCCTGCCTGTTCCATAGCTTTACTTTCGGATACCCCTTCCTGTCGAAGTAGTGGCTCTTTATGTGAGGGCCGCGCCTTACCCGCCCGTGATCGCTGATCTCGTATCCTGGCCAGTCCGATATCTACCGCCATTGCTCTTCAGGCATATCCAATCCTCACGAAGTGACGTAGATACGGCGGACAGGGCGCGCGAGCCGCTCGTTGGTCTTGACGCTGATGACGAGCCAGCCATCTTCAAAGTCCATGTAGTAGGCGTTGTCGGCGGAGCGCTGCGTGCTAAGCCAGTGATAGCTATCATCGCGAAGCTCCACCAGGCCATCAGCCTTGGCTGCCATCAGCAGTTGGCCCTCAAGGCAGGACGGAATAAAGCCGCCCAGTTCCAGCGCTTTTACGGCGATCTCGCTGCCGGCCTCGGCCATGGCGCGGGTGTTCGCTTCGCCGTCGCTGTAGCTGCCGGCGCCTTCGATCTTTACGCCATACTCGCCCCAGACACCGTTGAGCTCGTCAGGCAGGAGAATCAGGGCGCGCTCTACGCCGTTGAGCCAGTAGCGGGTTACGAACACACCACCGGCCAGAGGTTGGCCGCGCTCAGGGAGTTCGGCGGCGAGTACTGTTTGCTGTGCTTGCTTGGTCATGGGTTTACTCCGGGTAAGCGCCGCCCTCCGGGTTCCGGATGCAGCGATTAGGGTGGGTTATGCGGGCTCGATGATCTCGTCGCCCAGGTCTTTCTGGATGGCTAGTAGGCTTTTATTGCGGAATTCCCGCGCCACGTTTTCGGATATCTGGATTTTGTGGCGCGGCGGATCAAGCAGGAATGTGGCTTTCGAACCCAGCGCATGTAGGTGATGAATCATCAGCGTCATCGCCTCGCCCTGCTCAGTAATGCCTGACCACTCCATCAGTTCGGCCAGCGCCTGGCGGGTGCCGGGGCGAACCCTGAGCCTCAATTCCTCTTCGGCATTCGCCACGCGCTTCCTGGCAGTTTTGGCCGAGCGCTCCTGCACAGTCTTTGCCATGGCCTACCTCTTCTATTCCGCTGGCCGGCAGTGCGAGCCAGGTTGGTCGGCGTCTCGCGCTGACCTGTTTGTGGATTCGCTTCACGCTGCGACCTTCTCCTGGTGCCAGGCGCCGACCGCTTCGAAGATCCGCGCTGCGTGCGCCTCGTCCAGTGACATCGCTTCGGGGATGGCGATCCAGCCCGAAGCCACTATCTGGCTTTGGTTGGCCTCGTCGCGCAGCTTCTTGTAGCAATGCTCGATCACGTCTTCCAGGTGGTCGGAGAGATAGACGCCATCGGGCGCGACCTCCACCGACTTGCTGTAGCGGTCGCCGCGGGCGTCGATGCAAAGCGCGCTGAGGTAGATCGTCCGCCGGTGGGGAATGCCGCAGACGGCCTGGCCAATCTTTCCCGGGGCAATGTTCTTCAGCGACTTGTAATTGATCATGCCCTGGCGACCGCAGGGGTCGATGTTCACCACCGCGACGTGGTTGGAGGCCAGCAGTGAGCGGCAGGACCGGGCGATGCGTGCCTGAAGGTTATGCGGCTTGCGCTTGCTCATAATGCCTCCGCGAGTTTGCGCAGCGCGTTACGCTCGGCCCGGGTGATGGGCGGCTTGCGGCGCTTGAGAATGGTCGCTGGGTCGATAATTTCCGAACGCTTGGCTGGCTCTGGATTGATCGCAGGGCTATCGCCGATGGTGAATTTTCCGCCGGCGGCCAGGTGCCGACGGACCTGGCCGGAAAGCTCCAGTGCTTTCTCGCGCCGAAACTCGATGTCTGATTTTAGGTTGCTGATCATGGTCAGGCTCCTAGGCGATGGGCTTGCGCCCGAGCTTTGTCCGCTACCTCATCAACCATGCGATTCAGCTCTAGGTTGAACTGGACCAGCTCTCTATGCAGGTTGGCGATGTAGTCTTCGTCGCGGTAAATCGTCTCGATATAGAGCTGACACTCTTCATCTTGGCGAGAATCAAAGGACAGGAAGTCCCACCATTTGCGGCCCGTAACGAACATGCAGCCTTGGACCTGCGGCATGTGTTCCTCGGGCATGCCTTCGAGCCAAGTTCTGACGTGTATCGCTTCGTTGAAGGGGCACTTCGATTCGGTACCGCCGTCATCGTTGATAAGTCCGTCTGGCGAACATCCAAGCCAGTCGTACTTCGGGTGGACGATGAACTCTGACGGTATGACGATGTTGCCCGTCAGCATCTCGTAGGCGTCTTGAGCCTTTTGTTCTTCGGTGTGACCCCACTTTAAAGAGGCGCTGCTGACGTTGTGCTTGGACTTCTTTGCCAGCCGCTCGAAGCACAGCTCACGCATGTACGAGGTGCGTGCGCCCATAGGCTCGCGCTTACCATTTTTGTCAGGCTTCCCCCAGGCCATCACGTCTTTAAAGCGGCTGGCTGTCACGCGCCCAGATCGGTCCGCATGCCACTTTTCTGTGCCCTGAAGCTCCGCTCTCACTACGCAGCCTCCTCTGAATGGGACTGGTCACCGCTGGGGCCGGTTATGTCGGTAAAGTCGGCATCGACGGTAGCCGCCAAGCTTTTTAGGGCTTCGTGGCATTCCAGGCCGATCGCTGCGCGCTGCTTCGGCTTGAGACCTGCCCAGGCGGCCGCGTAGGCGTCGATGTCCTGTTGCCTTGCAACGACCAGGAGGTCTGCGAATACACCGTCTATTTCCGGTGATGGGGATTTTGGGCCAAACGAAACGCCAGCGGCGGCAGCGCTGTTTGCGGCTTGTTTTGTTGGAGTGATATCAATCTCGCCGCCGTATGAATCCTCGAATTCATCGGGCGTATAAACGCCAAGGATCACGTCAGGACAGAAGAGGCGTGCCCACTTCTTGGTCACCAAGTAGGCGATCTGTTGTTTGGGGTCTTCCGCCCAAAGCGTAGAGTTGCGCGTGCGGACCTGGGTCAGCAGAAGCTCCAGAGTGCGTGGCTCGTCTTCGCCCCGAAAGGTTGCCCAAACCTTGATGCCGAGCCCTTTTTCGTCGTTAAAGCTCCAGGCGGGAACGCGATATTTTTTAAACTCGCCAGTGTCCTCATCCTTCTTGGTCTTACTGGTAACTTCGCGCATCTTCCCGATGACGTTTTCCCAAGCGCCGAACCATTCAAAGTTCAATCGACCTTTGACTGGCGCCTTGGCGGTGATCACTGCGTTAACGAGCTGCGCCTCGTAGCTCAATGCGCCGCCGTTGACGATGAATGTTTTCTGCGCCACAGCGAAGGGGTTCATTTGCCACTGCATTGCTTGAAGCACCACCGCCATGCAGTCGGCTTGGTTCCCTTTAAGGTGTTTCGGGACGGTTGTCACTCCCTTCGACATCATCAGCGCGAGGTCGCTCATCGACCGCATGGTGCCAGGGTCGAGGATGAGCGCGGCCGCGTTGTGCGATGGATCGTGATAAGTGGCGAGGCCGGTTTGTGCTTGGGTGTCTGTATCGGTCATTGCGCTCTCCGTGGCCGACGTGGAGTGGGTCGGCCGGCAGATGGAAAGGATGGTTAGAAGCGGGTGGCCCGCAGCCAATCGCGAGCAGTGTCGATAGTCACGTCGAAGCCGAGCGCTACAACCTCGACAATGTCGTCAGCCGGGGGAGTGGTCGGGTCCACGTCGATGGATTCAACGGAGACGGCGACTGCTGAAACAGGGGCGGCTTCAGCTTTCTCAACGATTGGAGTGGCGGTGACAGCCGCCACGGGCGCAGGCGCGGCAGCCTGGGCGCGCAGACGGACCAGCTCTTCCTGGTCGCGTTGATACTGTGCCTCGCGCTCGCGCTGCTGGCGTTGTTGCTCTTCCTGCTGTTCACGCTGCTGACGTTGCTGCGCCTCCATGTCGCGGCGCTGCTGGTCCAGTTCGTCCTGCTGCTGCTTCAACCGCTTGCGGTCTTCCTCTGCCCGCTGCTTGCGTAGCTCCTCGGCTTCGGCATCGGCGATGCGTTGTTTCTCGCGCAACTCATCCAGCTCTTTCTGCTGGGCCAGCAACTTGGCAGCAGCTTCTTCTCGCTCAGCGGCAGATTTGAGCAGCGCTTCCAGTTGCTCAATGGCGTTGTCGCGAGCGATGGTGCCTTCGGCTTCAAATTCGCCATATTCTTCGGGCAGGATCACCGACTCTTTGACACCCTGCAAAATGCTGGAGACGTCTGCGGCGCTGCGGCTTGCATATGCGGCGGCGACAGAACTGAAACGAGTAATTTTTGCCCGGATGGCTTCGACACGCTCAGCCTCGACACGCTCGCGCTCTGCCTTGGCATCAGCTATACGCTTTTCTTCGGCCTTGATCGCTTCATCGACAGGCTCTTCAATTGTCAGCACACGAGTCCTGAGTGTTTCACCGAATTCCTTGACTTGATTGACGCGAGCCTGAGCTTCTTTGACCTTCTGCTGATATGGCACCAATGCGGTTTTGGTGGTCTTATCCAGGGCGTAGCGCACATCGCGGATATCGACGCGAACTTCCTTCGCATTCGCCAAGCCCTCACTCGTCGAGCAGTCAACGACCAGCTTCGCGTAGGTGGTCTCCAGGCGAACGATCTGTTCTTCGTGCGGCCGATACTCGGCGATGTCGGTGACCGCTACCGTAGGGGATAGGTTTTTTTGCGCGCCTTCAGCTTCGTTCATTTCGAGCGGTTCTTGTGCGTGTGCTTGTTTGGTATTTTTGGACATGACTATCCCTCGCCGCGCCTGGCGCAGCATTGAAAGTAGTGGGGTTGGGTTGTGCCGTCAGGCGGCAGAAACGAGCGATGCGTTGTAGTCGGCGTAAATCTTGTCGATGAGTGCCCGGAAGTGCCGGTGTTCGTTTTCGTCGATAACCCGCAGCATGAAAGCGAGGGTGACGCATGATGTGGCCGCCGCACTGGCGTTTGGCTTGCCAAGTTCGAGAATCATGTTTTCGATCTCTCCCTCGATCCAGTTCACGGCGTTCTGGTGGTCTCGCTGAGTAGTGTTCATTGATCGCCTCCTGCCGGCGGACAGATCGCCTCCATCTGCGCCATCGCCAGTCCAATGCGCAGCTTGAGGCTGGCGCGCTCTTTGAGTCGGTGCTCCTCGCGTCCTGCCAAGTCCTCTGCTGTGTACTCATGGAACAGGTCAGCGTGCTGCTGCTTCCCAAAGTTCGGCAAGTCCCAGCGCCTGTCGGATTCCCGGGCCTGAGCGCTATCCGCGTAACTGGTCGGCATGTAGGCACTCCAGGCGCCGAGCGAGGGCGCAGGCTTCGTTGTGATCGCGGCGGAACCCAATGACCTTGCCGGTCCGGCTGTCCACCACATGGAAGAAGTCGCGGCCTGCAGGCTTCACCATCATCCGGAAGGTGACCGCCGGCTCAGCTCGCCCAATCAGCCGGTAGAACTCGGCAGTGGCGATACGGGAACGCTGATGCAGGCCGTCGACAATGTCGCGGCGCGATTGGATGCTGTGGTGCATGGTCGCCTCCAGGATGGCGTTATTCAGTGGGAAGAGGTGGGAGCGGCATCCAGTGACTTGGGTCGCCGTACCAGAAGCACCATCCGAGAGTTTTGTCGTACAGCCACTCAGTGACCTGCATCTCGCCGTACTCGAACAGGCACAAGTAATCGCGCTTATCGCCTTCTGGCGGCAGCCGATCGCTGCACTTGATCCAATCGCTCATGGCGACCTCCAGTGTTTTGGGTTACGCGGTGGCTGGCAGGGCTTCACGAAAGCGCGATGGGCTCCAGTCGCAAGCCTCATCAGCAGGGATGTGGCCGAACATCGCGGTGCAGCGGCGGCAATGCACGCAGTCGCCGCAGGTCTTGCCCTTGGGCAGATTCATTTGGTCAGCGTTGTCTGCCGACCGTGGATATGGCTTTCTTTGCTCGCTCATGAATGACTCCGTGGACTTGGTTCACCTGTATTCGCTCAACACTCATGCCTCCCGCTGGTTGCCGATGGGCGCGGGGTGAGTGCTGACGTAATAGAGGCGAGAAGGGTGGGTGCCGTCTTTCCGGCTGTCAGAGATTGAGTTATCGACGCTTCCCACGCCGTCGGTTAATGGCACCGAACGCCTGATGCAGGTGCCCGGTGCTGATCTCCGGGTTTCGATTGTCCTGACCTTGATCAGAGCCTGAGCCGTGATCGCCACGCTCCTTTCCGACTGGAAGCAATGTCGGTATGGGTGCCAGTCAGTTATTGCCCATCAGCCTGCGCATTCATCTGCATCGGGGTGTGATCTGTCCGGACCGCAAATCCCGGTTGACACCAACAGGTGTGCCTCCCTGCCACGCCATCGCAATTGCTTGCCGCCGGGCGTGAACAAACTATCTTCCCGAGGTCGTTGACCCTCGCGTTTCGGCTGTTTGCATGCGCGGTTAGCCTGCATGCTCGACAGATCACACTCCGATGCAGCCTCTCCCTATACGAGTCTCCCCAAGGAAAGGATCGGGCCAATTTTCGTCTGGCTGACGTGCAAGGAGAGGGTTAGGCCGTAGCCTTGTTGATGGCGTTGCGCGCTTGAGATATATGGCTATCCAGAAGGTGGCAGAGGTTGCTGTCCTCGCAAGCGCGGCGCTTAGATCTAAGCAGTAACTCGCACCGCTCAAGCGCTTTCAGCAGATCCGGCGCTGCGGCGATCAGCTTGGCGTTGGCACACACTTCTTCTCGGCTTATGCGCTTGTCGCAGTTGTCGAAACCAGAATCTACTGATGCATGAAAGCGATTTACAGGTGGTCTGCGCTCATTCAGTGCATATACGGTCGATTCCTGAATGAGCCAAGGCTCCGGCGTGTGTTTGGTTTCCATCGTCTTGCTCCGTTCGTTGGCTTCCAAATACCTCCAGGGGGTCTAGAGGCATTTGTGAAACCAGATGGCTACCTGAATCAGCAGGGAGCCATCTGTACCCGGTCACGCTACTGGAGTCAGGCCGGGGTGGTTCGTCATAGGTGAGATGCCGGGGGCCGCTTTGCGCGGTGTGTAGTGGTCGTCCGCATCGGATATAGCTCGAATCCCTCCGTGTGTTGCCCGTCTACGCCGCGGAAAAATCCGCTCAGGCTCGGGACAAGGTGGCCACCCTGCTATCACGCAGAAGGCCGAGCTATATCCGATGCGCTCTCATAGAGAGGATCGGGCAGTTAGCGTCAGTGCTGACGTGGCGCTGGTTGTTCGTTCAAACGCTCTGCGCAATGCCCCAGCAGCAGGCCAGGAACACGCCTACAAGGACAGTCACAGCGAGCCAGGCGGCCCAGGTAAGGTTTGGCATGGTGTACTCCGGTTGGTTGGCGCATCCCGCTGCGCACTCTGTGAATGCGCAGGAGGATGGTTCAACCAATAACTATGGGATTGGCCAGTGCGTAATCCAGCGCCTCGTTGTTGGCGTCGTCGCTGTCGAGGAAGCGAATCAAGTACGGCATCACCGTGTCGACTTTGCCGTCAGGGAATTCAACGATCGCTACCGTGTAGTTGCCCGGACCGCTTTCAAATTCCTCGTAGCCAGAACCCCAGCCGTGAAACTTGCCTTCGCGATCATCATCAAGCCCTTCGAGCCGCCGCCCGATGGAGTCATGAACCGTCTTCATCGTCATTACTGGTCGCATTATCTTGCCCTCGGTTGTTTTCCCGATGCCCACCGCTCTGGATGGGCATCAGTGAAAAGGTCCGTCATTTGTGCGCTTCGGGATCTTTCAGGTGCTTATCGAACAGTTTCTTGTGCCGGCGGGCGAACCGAGCCACAAAAGCGACTGCAGCCAGCGTCATGGCAGCCATGACGACTGGGTAAAGTTTGATGGCGAGGAAGACCGCGAGAGGGGAGAAAAAGAACAATCCAAGAAACGGCAGCAGAACTTCCGGTTGCGTTGAGTCTTTTTTATCTTTCCACCACTGGTAGCCGTTGCCCTCCGTGGTATAGGGCGTCCAGCCACGCAGTCTCGCCATAAACTCCAGAACCGGGTTGCGCCCTGCCTCCGCATCGTCAATCCAGGCCCAGGCCTTTCGCCAGATAAGACCAAGGAGAACGACACCCAAGAGCAGGCCCGCTACTGGAAATCCCAGCATGAAGCAGGCCATCAGTTGTTCCGGAAAACTTTCAAATCTGCCCATCTCACTTCCTCCGTTGATTTCCAATGCCGCCTCATAGAAGCGGCATCAGTAAATCTGTGGTTCCCGCTGGCACCGCGTATCGGGTCATTCACTCGGTTCGAGCATTTCGCTCTAGTCAGCCGTCGAGGTGGTCCTCGCGTTGGTAGCCTTTCGGGGCTATCTGATCTCCGGTCGCCGTAGAGGCGGTGCCGTCTTTGTTCGTATTGCGCTGACTGTTAAAGAGCGGCGAGCTGTGAGGCCCTGGCGAGTCCCTGTTGGGTGACTCGATGGGGTAAAAGTAGCACTGCTGTTATTTGTGAGTCAACAGCACTGCTGATATATTTTTACGCGCACACAAAAAAGCCCGCTCAGTGGCGGGCTACGGACTCGGCAGGGAAGGGCATATACAAGAAGCCCGGCGCTGGGCCGGGCTTGATTACCAGGGGAGCTGGGATAGGGTATATCGCGGCCTGCCTTTGCCCACCGTTCTAGCACGAACTTGAATGGTAAAGGCTTTATTCAGGTGCATATTGATAACTGCCGGATTTTCAATTTCGGCGGCAATTCTTCCGTGTATCACAATCCCTTCCTGAGTCTTGAATTCGAACCGTCTTTCCGCAGGAAAGGCCCCCAAGAACTCGCCAGAAAATTCGACGCCTTTCTCGGAAATGTTTTCAGTACTGAGGCGGGACCTGCTAATCCTGACCTGATCAACACTCGTAAACGAGAACAGATGGTCGCGGGTTGCCACTGAGCAGTAGGCTTCGTATGAGATCAGCTTGTCGAGATAATCCGAAATCGTTGCTATCGCCCTGGTGCCTAGCCGAGAGGCAGGTTCGGATAACTCCTCATCACTCTTGGTGGAGGCTTCGAGCAGCTCAGCTACCAACTCAAATGCCTGCGAAACAGACGTGGTTCCCTCAAGAGGCAATTGCGCCTCAAGTGATGGAGCCTCTTCAAACTCAAATCCGAAAGAGCCGACAGCCGTGCCTGTTATGAGTATCTGATTCTGGGCCTTGTTCGGTATGGGGCCAAAATCATTCAAAACACCCCCGATAGAAGCGGCTACGGCAGCAATAGCTTCCGAGAACTTCGCAGTTGCTATGGCGCCAAACTCAGCAACGACACCATGCACCCCCCAAACGGGAGCGCCTCGGTAGGTCACTACAGCTTTTGCGGGAGAAAATGCTCCTCTACCAGGATCAAGCAGGCGCGATTCAACCTGCTCTTTTCTTGAGCTCATTGAAAGTTGTGCGAGCTTGCTCAGCCCCGGTTTGCGCGACATGCGATCCAAGAAATTGATTTCAGCCTGCGCATGGGTGAATTCAGTTCTGTTCATTCTGGACCTCCCGCTTGCGATTCTCCAAAAGACGCCTGGCACCATCATCATGGTCCGGCTCGAGCCTGACGCTCAAAAAGCCTTTCCACTGCTGAGACCTTCTGTGAGACCACATACTGTACCAGTATGCCGACATCTCGACTAAAAATTCCGCGGGTTCCGACAGAGGGAGAAGGTAAAAGTCAACCTTGTAGGTTTTCTTTATCCACGGGTTATCGGTTAGCGCCTTGATGTCCTCCGGCGCCAAAGCAGCTTCCACTTCCGGTCGAATATCCGCAAAGGTCACAACATCCATGTCGTTTGGCGCTCTCCCTTCCAGCAACTCAACGTGCTCCATAAAGCTTCCATTCAACCACTGAAAGCCAGAGACAACGCCTAGACGGTGCATTTCAGCTCGGTGGGATAGGAAGCCTTCGAGAATCTCGCACCTTTCAATTGTAGTAGAAAATCGCTCAACGATTTGCTCGACGGTTACCGGATATGGCGCCCTCTCAAGCGCCGTCGGGTCGTTTTCATCAATGGGGGGAATTATCCCTTGGTGATTCCATTGCGGGATCAACACTTACCTCCTTGTGGTGCTGTTATAAGAGCGCTAGGTGCAGCTTAATTTGATTTTGAGCGCGTTATCTGGCCAGCCTTCACCTCATCCGCATAACCCGCCAGTTTGTCCTCGGTCTCCTGAAAGCTCAGCGCGATCTTCATCAGATCGTTGGCGCCTTGCTCATCCCCTGCCGCCAGAAGGCGCTTGGCAAAGACAAACAGATCGACCCCTGACCACTTGAGCAGGGCCGCAGCCTGTTTCAGGTCGCGGCGAAGCTGCTGGTTGGGCTTGGTGAGAGGCATGACTTACAAATCTCCGCCGCGCCAGATCACTCTGCCGACGATCCTGTGCTCATAAATCTCGCCATCCGGCAGCACGATATCTGGGTACTTATTTCCGTCAGGATTATCGCTCTGGATAATCCACGAATCACCACGCTTGATGAGGCGCTTAACAATTGTTCCCTTGTCGTTGCTTGCAAGGACAAAGACATGACCATCAACCGGATCTGTCTTTGACGTATCCAGCAGCAGCACATCGTGGTGGTCAATGGTTGGCCACATGCTCTCGCCGTCTGCATAAATTACGATCAAGGTTGTTGGATTTGCACCTTTTAGGCGCAGCCAGTCGCGCTTGAAAGCTAGAGTGGACTTTACCTCGACGTGCGGATTGTCATGCCCGACACCCGCCGCGGCCCTGGCGTCATATTGAGGGATGAAGGCATAGCGATCATCAATAACCCCCGCATCATCTCCTGCTGGGAATGGTGTATTGGCTGCGTCCTTTGGCGCGTCACCTTTCGGGTGGCCTGGAGACGCTCGCCTGATCCCGGAAGCCAGGGTCGGACTAACCTCGTATGGCTCGAAATCCAGGGCCCTAGAAAGCTTTACGAGAGCATCCAGGTTAAGGGCAACTTTGCCGGTCATGTACTGACTGACAGTACTTTGAGGCGAATTCCATCCGCAGCGTTCACCCACCTCCATTTGATTGAGAGGTGAGTCCTTGCGCTCCTTTGCCTGGCGAACCCTGAGCTTGTATATCTCGCTGAGTCGTTTGGCGTCGGCAAGCTGCTCCTCATTCAAGGGAGTACGTACAGGTTTATTCATGAGTGCGATTTAGTAGCAGGGCTGCTTTTTAAGCAAACAGCAGTGCTACTGTATTCCTTGTTTTGTATAAAACAGCAGTGCTACTATCTAGCCGTATTCAATTTGAGAGACCGCCAATGAAGACCGTAACCCTAGGGGAGTACCTGGCTTTGCATGGCACCCAGAGTGATCTCGCTAAGGCTCTGGGTATTCAGCAGAGCGCCGTATCCCAGATGTTCAGATCAAAACGCACCATCAACATCACCTTGATGGATGACGGGACGCTGGAGGCCACCGAGCTTCGACCAATCCCCGCAAAGAAATCCGCCGCTTAAACCCATTCATCAGCCACAAGGAGTACCACCCATGGGCTTCAAAGACCCGTTAAACCAACGCAGAGACATTGCAAGAAAGATCCGCCTGTACCCGTTACTGGATCGACAACTGCAGCGTGCCGCGGACAAGAGTCGCCGCGAGTACGCGACGTACCTTTTCGAGATGCTGGAGTGGGCAGCAGTTAACGGCGGTATCGAGGCGCTCATGCCAGAAGAGCTCAAGCATATCGCGGGCTAGAGGCCCTCTGGAGGGCTCGAATGCAGTTTACAGAAGAAAATATTCCGCCAAAGACGCGGGAAAGGGTTTACCGCCTGATGGAAGCAAGAGGCTGGGATTTTGAACAGGCCGTGAATGAAATTTTGCTTGAGGCAATCACGTCAGGAGCAACGATTTTCGTAGGTAGGCAAAAAGCACCAGTACTCACTCTGGTGGGACTGAAGAGACCCTCAACTGGATAGATGAGGGTCTCTAGGTAGGGCTCTTGAGGGACTCAGTGAGGGGCTCAAGAAGGGCTCATCAAATTTCAGGCAATAAAAAGCCGGGGTAGTGACCCGGCCTTTTGAACAACATGTATAGGCGGATTATATGCAAATCGAATCACAAAGCAATACCGCTGGAATTAATGCGCCACGTTTTCTGCAATCGCAAAACGTGGCGCGGATTAAGCCGGTGACTCCTTTCGACTTCCACGGTTTCCCTGTCCGCGTAATTGACGACGGTCACGGGGAGCCCTGGTTCATCGCCAAGGACATCGCCGAAGCCCTCGGCTACTCCAACACGTCGAAGGCGATCAATGCTCACTGCAAAGCGGTCAGTACCTGCCATACCGAAATGGGAGGTCAGGTCCGCGCAGTGCAAATCATCCCTGAGCGCGATCTCTACCGTCTGGTGATGAAGTCCAAGCTTCCGGCTGCTGAGCAGTTCGAAGAATGGGTGGTGGGTCAGGTGCTGCCGACCATTCGGAAGACCGGCTCTTACACCGCCCAGGAAACGAATAACTCCAAGGTCATTGGCGAACTCGCCATTCTGGAATGCTTCGATCGTCTGCTGAAGCCCGCGCCCTCCAGCAAAATGATGATGCTTGCGCAGATCGCCGCTAACAACGGACTGGATGCGAAATTCCTGCCTGGCTATGCCATTGATGCCGCTCCAGACGCTACTGGCGGATCTTCGATGGAAACCAAGCCCATCACCGACCTCATCAAAGAAAACGGCATAGCCAGCACGGCCACGGCCTTCAACCGCTTATTGGCCGCTAACGGCTTTATCAAAAAGTGCCAGCGCAACAGCACCAAGCGCGGCGTCGTCGACTTCTGGTCGGTGACTGATAAGGGCCTTCGTTATGGCAAGAACCTGACCAGCCCCAACAACCCCCGCGAGACCGCCCCGCACTGGTACGTGGATCGCTTCCTTGAATTGGCCTGCCTTGTCGGCAAAGGAGCCAAGTAATGGCTGGCGACTGGATTAAATTCGAACTCACTACCATGGACAAGCCAGAGGTTTGCCTTATCGCCGACCTGGCCGGCATTGATCCGGATGCGGTGGTGGGGAAGCTCATGCGTGTGTGGGCTTGGTTCGATCAGCAAACAGAAAATGGTAACGCTCCAAGCGTTAGTAAAAAGTTACTTGATCGCTCAGTAGGCGTTACCGGTTTCTGCGATCACATGAAGTCCGTGGGCTGGATGGCAGAAGCTGAGGGTGTGATCAGCCTTCCTCATTTTGAGCGTCACAACGGGAAGACCGCTAAAAACAGGCTCCTCACGGCAAAGCGCGTAGCCAGTCATAAAGCAGGTAACGCAAAAGGTAACGCTCGCATCGTTACTTCTGCGTTACCTAAAGAAGATGTAGATGTAGAGAAGAATAAAGATCAACACAACTCTCTCTCTGCGCACGAAGCGCTGGTCGCCGAAACGTTCGACGGCTTGGCGCCAGCCGAAGGTGTGCAGGGAGAAGAAAAGCCAGAAGCCGACCCCGTTCCTGTCGACCCCAAGACGCCATCTGAAATGACGCTGGATTGGGAGCCGAACCGGAACCTCCTGAAAAACTATGCCCTTCGGATGACGCTGCCGGTGGATGTGTTCACTGCTGATGCCACGGCTTCGTTCGTCTGTCACTACACGGCATCCGGCCGGATGGAGACGCAAGACGCATGGGTGGCGCTGCTGGTGAAGTGGGTCAAAACTGACCGAAATCAAGCCAGCAACGTCCGTCAGTTCCCGGCGCGCCGCCAGAGCAACGAGCCTGACTTCGACAGCAACGCCTGGGCCGAAGGCATCGTGGTGAGCCCATGAAGCCAGCCAGCCAACTGATGGCGACCATGGGCAACCTGCCTGCCGTGGAGCCTCGCCAGCCGCTCCAGGTGACGCCGCAGACGGCCGAAGTGGTGAACGACCTGTTCCGCCGCTTGCGTGGGATCTTCCCGGCGTGGCGCCAGGCGTGGCCGTCCACTGAAGCGCTCGACGCCGCCAAGGCCGAATGGATCAAGGAGTTCGCCGACGAGGGCATCCGCACCCTGGAGCAGATCGAGTTCGGTATCCAGAAGTGCCGAAAGCTCAAGAAGCCTTTCGCGCCGAGCGTTGGTGAGTTCATCGCCATGTGCGTGCCAGGCCCGGAAGACTTCGGCATGCCTTCGGTTGCTGGGGCGTGGATGGAGGCGCTGATGGAGACCTACAGCCATGAAGGCGTGCGCATCGCTGCCATCGCCACCGGGCTGTTCGACCTGCGTTCCGCCAAGCAGGAAGACAAGGGCCTCCGCCAGCGCTTCGACCACAACTACGAAATCATCCTTCGCCGCGCCCAGGCCGGGCAGGCACTCGACGGCCGGATCGCAACCGGCATCGGCCACGACAGCCAGAAGACGGCCTTCGAATTGGCAAACGAACTGGCCGACCAGAAGGCCCAGGCAAAAATCATCGAGCAAGGCATCCCGGCCGACGGAAAGTCCGCCCGCGCGCTGCTGCTGGCAAAAATGAACATTAAGCGCGATGCACAGCGCGGCGCGGAGAAATTCTGATGAAAGATCACATCGACAAAGCTGGGATTCGCTGCGTCATCACCATGATTGCGTTTTTCCTGTTCCTCACCATCGTCTGGGGCCCGATCAATACGATTTGGGTCGGTCCGTGGATTTACGAAGGTGCGTCACTCGGTTCTTTGGCCTGGCGAAAGGCGTGGGTGTTGAACGGCTGGATTCTTTTCTCTCCCATCGCAATTGCCTTTGGGTACTGCCTTTTCACGATGGCGCGCGCTATTCGAAAAGACGAATCCGAGCGCGAAGCACCGCGCGGCAAGGAGGGCTTCTGATGAGGATTCACCGACTGTTCTGGCCGGCCATGCAAGGGGCAGGTTACGCATTTCTGTTTTTGGGCTTTTGCGCGTTTTTCGCATACCTGCTCGCGCCATCTTCATCGCCGGCCAACATCTGCGCCAAAACCAATGAGCGTGGCTCATCCGCTTGGGTGGCCTGTGTCGACCGAATGATTCAGGAGCGCAAGTGATGAAACGAGCAAACCCAGCCCAGCTACGCCAATCCATTGAGCTGGCAAACAAGATGGTCAAGCTCGGAATCCTTTTTGTGTGTGTCCCGGTTGTTGATGAGGCGGACCACCTGAACTTGGCCACGCAAGCCACCGAGCGCCTGGAGCGCATGGCATTGATCGCAGAAGCAGCGGAGAAGCGGACATGACCGACAAGATGCGTGAAGAGTTTGAGCGTACCAACGGCCAAGATCATCGCCGCCAGCCACCCAAGGGCAACAACTACATCGACCCAATGGCCCAGGCCGACTGGGAGTCTTTCCAGAAGGGCTGGAGGGCATCAAGGGATGCTCTTGTGGTTGAGGTTCCGGACGTGCATGGAGTGAACTGGAATATTCGTCAGTTCGTCCTGGATAAATGCCGAGAAGCAATTCGGTCGCAAGGCCTGAAGGTGAAGTCATGAACATTCATTCGATGCCACACGACGCAACGGTCAAGCACAAGGCCCTGCCGAAGTCTTGCCTTCTGAAGGTCACCTTCCTGCCATGGCGCTATCAGGCATGCAGGAGCTTTATGCGTAGCCGAGGGGCGAATCACTTATCGATTTGGGCGTGGAGATTCCACGTAGTCATTCGGCGCCCCTGGATGGCAGGTCCAGCACGCCAACTACATCCTGAGCTGTTTGAGGTGAAGCCATGACCTACGTCAGAGAGCAATCATCTACCGAGCTCGCTGTGCACATGCGCAGCTTGCAGAAGATGCCAGGCTGGCATGACCCACTTGCAGACCGCTTGTGGCAGGAGGTTGAAGCGCTCAAGGCCGAAGTCGCCGGCCTACGCACCGGCTACGAAGCCTACGAGCAGGTGAATGCTGAGCTGAAGGCTGAGGTGGGGGCGCTGCGTGGACTGACTGAAACCGCGCAGAAAGGAGCGGAGTTGCTGAGCAAGGATGCTGAGCGGTATCGGTGGCTGCGCGATAGCAGCGAATCCATACACCAGTTCTACCTCAGTACGCCGATTTGGTTCACCGGTGTGAAGTTCAGCAAGGAGAACGTGGACAGCACGATTGACACCGCTATGGCCCAGGGAGAGCGGTCATGAGCGAAAAGATCAGCGTCAACAGCGCCACCAAGCTCTCCGAGGCCATCAACGCCCTGACAGCCATGTACCGCCAGAGCAAGTACGTGGTGGTTTCGATGCGCCCAGGCAAGGATCGGACACTCGACCAGAACGCCCTGTGGTTCGCCCTTTACCAGCGAATCGCCCAGATGACCCAGCTAGGTGACGTGGAGGACGCCCGCAAGTACTGCAAATTGCACTTCGGCGTGCCGATCATGCGCAGCGCCGACGCCGACTTCCGCAACGGCTGGAACCGGATGTTCCTGCACCTGGACTACGAGACCAAGCTGGAGCTTATGGGGCCTTGCTCGATCTTCGGCCCGGACGGCTTCCCGGTGACCCGCCTGTTCAATCGCGCCCAGGGCATTGTCTACACGGACCAGATCGTGGCCGAGTTCAGCGCCAAGGGTGTGGTGTTCACTGATCTGCTGGGTGAGGTGGCGGCATGAGCGAAGGAATCGGAATCACCACAGAAACAAGCGTGTTCCTGTCTGTCGACAAAATCGTCAAGGAAATGGACGCAGAAGACATCGGAAGTTTTTGCAGTGCAATAGCCCAGCGCCTGGATGGCGAATATGCGAATCGGGCTGATGCCGCAAGTGAGTTCGCCAGCGGGCTGTCTGAGTTTGGTTGCCGCTTCCTAGCCGAAGTGGTGGCGAACTTCTACATGCGCGAGAAGCGGGGTGACCGCCGGTGATCGCCAAACAGCCCCGCCCGAAGACCTGCAAGAACCCAGCATGCGGCGAGAAGTTCGTTGCTCAACGCCTGGGTCAAGCCGTGTGCAGCCCAAAGTGTGGCCTTGCCATCAAGGACGTGAACCAAACCAAAGCCCGCAAGGCCTTGGCAGATGTAGGCAGGAAGGAGCTACAGGCCGCCAAGGAGCGCGTAAAGCCGAAGGGGCAGTACATGCGTGTGGCTCAGGCCACTTTTAACGCTTGGGTGCGATTGCGTGACGCCGCCCTTGGCTGTGTGAGCTGCAACAAGCCTGCGACCTGGGCCGGTCAGTGGCACGCATCCCACTTCCGTAGCGTCGGCTCATCGCCAGAGCACCGGTTTAACCCGGCCAATGTGCATAAAGCTTGTTCCGTCTGCAACAGCCATCTGAGCGGAAACATCCTTGGCTATCAGCCTGAGCTGATCCGACGCATCGGCTTGGAAGCGGTCGAGACCCTATTAGGGCCGAGCGAGCCCAAGCGCTACACCATCGAAGACCTGAAAGCCATCACCGCCGAGTACCGGGCAAAGACCAGAGAACTCAAGAAGGGGCAGGCAGCATGAACTACCAAAACGTCATTTCTGCAGTCGTCCGCGCCCTTGCAGCGGAAACCATCAACAGCGCCGGCGGGTGCAACGTCGAGCCTCGAGTGCAGACCAGCAAACTGAAGGGGGAGATCACCGGCAAGGATGCGGCCCTACTTGCTGACTGCATCGTGCACAAGCTTCTGCATGCCCAGCTCAGCCCGCGCCACTGGAATGCATTGGTGGCGAAGTACAGCACGCACCGCGGGCGCAAGATCGATTCCATAGGGCGGCTTGTCGCGGTTGTGCCTTCGCCGGCGCCACTGCGCTTCACTCAGCAGGCGGTACTGGTGTGGGCTGTGCCGCAGCAGTCGAAAGGCATCAAGCGCGCCGTGATCGAGGTCAAAGCTCCAAAGCATCGGGAAAACAAGGATGAGGGCCAATGGGATTGGCGGAACAAAGCGGCTGACGCAGATGTTGCGCGCGCCAATAAGCACGCCAGGGCAGTGGCCGAGACGAAGCCGGGAGAGATGATCGTCCTTGCCGAGTCGAACTATGACATGACGAACTGGGACGCCCAGGGCCTGACGGAGCGCACCTATCAGCGCTGGAACAAGAGCATCAAGGGAGCGCTGGAGTCGATGGTGGACGAGGCTTTGGTCGATGCACAGCACATGCTTGAGGCCGTAGGGGTTCTGTCTGGGGAGGCGGCTTGAAAATAGTCCCTCAAAAGGGCTTGCAATATCATGTCGCCATGTCGCATTATTCACCCATCCTGTCATTCCTGCGTGTGTAGGACTGACTAAAAAGAACCCGGCCACTGCGCCGGGTTTTTTATTGCCAAAACGCAGGCGAAAGACCGGAAAGACCCTCCTGCCCATTACATACAGAGGATCTACCGATGTCGCATATCACTCGCTGCAAAATGACTCTCCGCTCCAAAGGGCCTGTTCAGGGCTCGACGGAATCGCTGACCCGCCTGAACTTCGGCGCAGTGTGGTCGGCCAATCCGGCTGAAGAAGACGCGATTTACGGCAAGTACACCCCATACGGCGAGTACACCGTGAACGTTGCTGCCGATCGGGCCGAGCATTTCGAAGAAGGTAAGGACTACTACTTCGATATCACCCCAGCATTCTGATTTTAACTGCAGCCAGGGCAGCCCTCGGGAGGCCTGGACGCTGATAAGCCGGTAGTGCAGCGCTACGGAAAAACACCGGCAGCCCGCGCGCTCTGTTCACACCTGACTTCCAGAGTGGCGCGATACCAGATCAGCGAGATCGATGCATTGGGGTGTCGACGCTGGAAGGTCTTTGGCTGACTGCGGGAAAGACCGCGCACCTATTCAGGGCCTCAGCATTCGCTGGGGCTTTTCTCGTTATGAGGCTCAGAAAATGTCCGGCACTATCCAATCCAGCAACTACGTGCCGGGCGTTTCCGGCTGGAAGTTCGGCCACGTCAGCGGCGACTTCGAAATCAACAATGCCCAGATCCAGGTCGGCACCCTGCCAAGCGATCCTCAGTTGATCACCGTAACGGCTGGCTCTTGGTCGGAATACGATCTGCCAGCCAACGCGCTGGAGCGCCTGGCGTTTATCGGAGCCGAGCTGGAGAAGATCCCTGCAGAGTGCCGAGCAAGCGCTGAGTTCACGACTGAGGATATCTCATTTGATCGTGATGGCTCGGATGTGCGGGCATCGCTGACCTACGAGCGCCACGAAACTGCCGAAGAGGTAGCTGCGCGACTATCCAAGCCAAAAGGCTCGACATTCAAGATCGACAGGGGCGGGCTTACGTTCAGTCGTGACGGCGTTGCCTATATCCAGTTGACCGACTCACCTGACTTGCGCGCACCTGAACAGCCTGAACCCTTCAAGGTTGATGGTGGCCAGGTGAGCATCGACAAGGCTTTCGTCGAGGGTGGCTCGATCACCAAGGCTAAGGTCGGAGATGAGTGGCCAGTAAGGATGGATTTCTCCGCAGACGGCAAGAAGTACGCTGCCGGGATTGGACTGGGTATCGAATCGGAATTCCTTGCGAGTGCTGACAAGTTCCGCAGGGGCTGCATGTGTGGCGGCGGCTATACCGGTGACGCTCCAAAGCCAGGGGATGCACTGAAGGCTAGTGGGGTTTCCGCGATGCTCGATCAGCTCGCCAGCAAGATCGGCGAGAGCAAGCTTTGCCAGGACCTGAAAGAGCAGGTTGACCTGCTGGGTTCGAATCTCGCCGAGCAAGTCAAAACTGTGATCCGCAAGGAGCTCATGCCTGGCGGCTTGCTCAACCGCTCACGCTAATCCCCGGCCCGCCACTGAGCGGGCATTTTCGTTTTCGGCCCCGCCACACCCTTCGCTCTGAGCTGGGAGTGCCGCCGGGGCTGACCTATTCGCCGCTGCTCCCCAGCGTTTGGCCGCCACCTGACGGTCTTTTTTATTCTCCTACTCCCAGAAGGGAGGACTTCGGATTGAAAATCATGCCCGAAAAAGACCCTTCCTTCTGGGCGATGGTTTTAAACGCCCTGCGCGACAACGGGCTGGCCATGGTCCTGACATTCCTCCTAATCTGGTTGCGAATTCAGTACGACGGCAAAGAGACCAAGCCTGTTCGCCAGATTATCGAGTCTGTCCTTGGGGCTCTGATCGTGATGGTGGTCGGCCTGACGGTGCAGAAGTTCGGCTTAAGCAGCGGGTGGGCATTCTTCGCCGCCGGCTTCGTCGGCATTCTAGGCGTTGATCAGGTTCGACAACTCGGCAAGCGCTGGTCTGAGCGCAAGGCGGATGAGCTATGAAGCTGATCGAGAGCGCCGGAAGCTGGCACCGCCTGTGGTCGGTGCGCCTGGCCCTGGCCGGCTCGGTACTGAATGCCGGGGCGATTGGATGGACGGTCTTCCAGGGTACGGTCAACCCGCTGATTTACGCAGCCATCAACATGGCTCTCGGGGTCGGCGTTGCTGTTGTCCGTGTGTTGTCACAGCCGCAGTCAGCCATTATCAGCGACAACAAGTCTCCGGATGACCCGGCAAGTTAGGCGCGCCACGTTTTCGAATGCGCCAAATCGTGGCGCGCAATCATGAGGAATCACCCATGGATAACCAGCACAAGAAAATCACCGGCTACCGGGACCTGAGCCAGTCCGAGATCGACGGCATGAACTCCATCAAGGCGCTGGAGGCTGACACCGGCGAATTGTTCAAACAGATTGGCCAGATTGATGGCGTCGACCCGCGCCTGCTGGCGTTGGCGAAGACCAACTTGCAGCAAGGCTTCATGTGGTTCGTGCGCTCGATCGCCAAGCCAGCCGATCCGTTCAACTGATGGGCAAAGTAACCCGCCTACGGCATGTGCTTCCCATGGGGCAGGACATCAACGCTGCGGTAAGCGCTCTCGATAAGGCCATTGCCGATGCAGTGGACGCCGCCAAGGCAGCCGGACTTCCTCAAGGCCTGATCGTTGGACTCCTCCACGGTCACGCACATGCACAGACGCACCAGATGGTGACGCAATGACTGTCAAGGTTCTGGAGTTCAAGCGGCCCAGCGATCCTCACTCGTCCGGTGAAGCCATCTGCACCAACTGCAAGCATGAATGGGTCGCGGTTGCGCCGGCTGGTCAGCGCAATCTGGAGTGTCCGTCCTGTAGTTCACATCGAGGCGTGTTCAAGTGGCCCTATGGGCCATCTGAAGGCGATGAGAGCTATCAGTGCAATTGCGGCTCCGAAGACTTCTTCATTATGCGCCGTGGCAAGCTGGCTAATGGCGCGGTGTATTGCCGTGGTTGCGGCACAGAGGCAACTGGATGGTTTGAATAACCATTGAATGACGTTCGAACGACGTTGAATGACCACCCTTTCGCGAAACACCCCATGAATGAGGCGTGACCATGGCCCTATGCGGCGCAAAGACGCGCAGCGGGGAACCATGCAAGCGACACGCTGTTCCGGGTTCTGCACGCTGCAAGCTACACGGTGGCGCGGCCTCAAAGTCCAACAAGGGCAATCAGAGCGCACGTAAGCACGGTATCTATTCCGACACGCTTACTGCTGATGAGCATGGCCTGTGGGACGACATTGGGATCGGCACGCTGGATGACGACATCAAGATCGCCAAGTTGCAGTTGCGACGGGCGCTTATGGCTCAGGCCAAGGCTGAGGCTGGTGATGGTCTTGACCTGGACCTTGAAAGCATCAACATCCGCGGAACTGACCCAGTTGAAGAGGGCGAGCCCCCGCAAGAGCCTGGGCAACCAACAACGACCATTCAGCGCCGACGCCGTGGCTACGAAGACATCATCAACCGTCTACTCGGCCGCATTGGAGACCTTGAGTCGAAGCGCGCCGACATGATGAAGAAACTCGACCCTGACGACGAAGGGCCATTGCCTCAGCGCATCGAAGTGGTGGTGACTGACGCGAGACGCCCGAATGCCGAGCCTTAACGTACCTCAAGCCCAGTTCCTTGCGCTGCCTCACAAGTTCCGAGCCTTCGTGGCCGGGTTTGGCTCAGGCAAGACCTGGGTGGGCTGCTCGGCGCTGGGGAAGCACTTCTGGGAGTGGCCGCGCATCAACGCCGGCTACTTCGCTCCGACCTATGCCCAGATCCGCGACATTTTCTATCCGACCATGGAAGAGGTGGCGCAAGACTGGGGGCTTCGCACTGAAATCAATCAGTCGAATCATGAGGTCCATGTTTACAGTGGTCGGCAGTATCGCGGCACTGTGATCTGTCGATCCATGGAAAAGCCGCAGACAATCGTTGGTTTCAAGATCGGGCACGCATTGGTCGACGAACTCGACGTGATGAGCTCGGTGAAGGCCCAGCAAGCCTGGCGCAAGATCATTGCCCGGATGCGCTACAAGGCCGACGGGCTTCGCAACGGAGTGGATGTTACGACGACGCCAGAGGGCTTCAAGTTCGTTTACCAGCAGTTCGTCAAGCAGATCCGCGACAAGCCTTCCATGGCTTCGCTGTACGGCCTGGTCCAGGCCAGTACATTCGACAACGAGCTAAACCTGCCGGACGACTACATCGAATCGCTGATGGAGTCGTATCCGCCTCAGTTGATCCTGGCGTACCTAAAAGGCCAGTTCGTCAACCTGACCTCTGGCACGATCTACACGGCCTACGACCGCAAGCTCAACGGGTGCTTCGACACAGTGCAGCCCGGTGAGCCGCTGTTCATCGGGATGGACTTCAACGTCGGCAAGATGGCGGCAATCACCCACGTAAAGCGCGATCAGGGCTTGCCCAGGGCAGTAGATGAGCTAGTGGATGGCTACGACACGCCCGACATGATCCGGAGAATCAAAGAGCGGTATTGGCGCCACAACGGCAATACGTTCGAGAAGACCTGCGAAATTCGGATATATCCGGATGCCTCCGGTGGATCGAGGAAATCAGTCAATGCGAGCGAGACCGACATTGCGATCTTGAGTCAGGCCGGGTTCTCGGTGATTGCGCCTGACGCAAACCCGCCCGTGAAGGACCGTATCAACGCCATGAACGCCATGTTCTGTAACGCGCAGGGCGAGCGGCGCTACCTGGTGAACCCGTTCGCCTGCCCAACCTATGCCGATGGCCTGGAGCAGCAGGTGTGGTCACCCAGTGGGGAGCCGGACAAGAAGTCAGGAAACGACCACGCGAACGACGCCGGCGGCTACTTCATCCACCACGACTATCCGATCATCAAGCCTATGACCCACATCCCTGTCACCTTCACTTTCTGAGGCCAATATGGCGAATTACGGCATCCCCCGGGCAGAGTACGCACAAGCCCTGGCTGGCTGGCAGTTGGTGAAGCGTTGCGTGGCTGGCGCGCGCGAGGTGCGCAAGCACGACGAATACCTGCCGATGCCTGATCCGGAGAACAAAACACCGGAGAACCAGGCCAGGTACAAGCAGTACAAGAAGCGGGCGATGTTCCTGAATATCACCGGACGCACGCGGACTGGCCTGATGGGCGCGGTGTTCCGCAAGACCGCAGAACTTACCCTGCCAGCGGCCATTGAGTATCTGAAGGAGAACGCCAGCGGCGACGGCACAAGCCTCGAACAACTCTCGAAAGAGTCTGTAGGTGAGTGCCTGGACACGGGCCGTGGGGGCTTTTTGGTCGATTTCCCAACAGTCACTTCCGAAAGCGGCGTTTCCTCGATGGCCGACCTCAGCACCAAGCGCGCTTTGATTCACTTCTACGACGCCTTGTCTGTCATCGACTGGGACGAGCAGGTGATCGATGGCGCCAAGCGCCTGGTGTACGTGAACCTTCAGGAATGCGTCACTGAGTTCAATCCTGCCGAGCTGTCCCGAGACACATACAACCAGAATCGTGTGCTCCTGCTGATCGATGGCAGGTACGTGCAGCGGGTATACAAAGAGGGGGAGGACGGCTACACCGAAACGCAGCCGACGGACAAGGCCGGTCAGGCGTTCGACCACATCCCCTTCAGCTTCTTCGGCTCCCAGAACAACGATGCAAGCATCGACAAGTCGCCCCTGGAGGACCTGGCTGACGTGAATATTCTCCACTATGGCAACAGCGCCACGGTGGAGGAGAGCGGGTTCATCAGTTCGCAACCTACTCTGTTCATCGCCACCGACATCAGTGCCGACGAGTTCGTAAAGGCCAACCCGAATGGCATGCAGATTGGCTCGCGTCGCGGCCACATGCTTGGCAAGACCGGTTCGGCAGTCTTGCTGCAGGCCGACGAAAGCCAGTTGGCCCGCACGCTGATGAAGGACAAGGAAGAGCAGATGCTCATGATCGGCGCCCGCATCGTCCAGCAGGGCGGTGGGGCCGAGACGGCAGAGGCTGTTCGCATCAGGTACAGCTCCGACAACTCGGTCCTCGGCACCATTGCCAGCAACGTGTCAGAAGCCCTGAAGCGCGCCATCCTGGACGCCGAGCGGTTCATGATCGGCGAGCCGGACGAGAAGGGCACGGTGTTCTGGCTCAATCAGGCGTTTTTCGACGAAACTATGACCGCCCAGGACATCCTGGCCCAGGTCCAGCTCTGGCAACAGGGCTTCATCGCGAAGTCGGATGTGCGCACCAACCTTCGTCAGGGCGGCGTGCTTGAGGCTGATCGCACTGACGATAAGATCGACGAGGAGCTGGCCAGTCAGCCCCCAGTAGGCGGAAGCGATGAGCAATGAAGGCTTCCTCGAAGACGCGGCTACCCGACACCAGGTTTACGTCCAGCGTTACGCCGGCGGAAACCTAAAGCGAGTAGCTGTATTCCTCAGCAGGGCAATAAAAACGGCCAAGCAGCGTGTTTCGGATGGGCTGAGTGCTTACGGGACCAAGCGCTACACCTCACAGATAGAAACGCTCCAGGGCGATCTGCGGGGCATCTACGACGACCTAAAGGGCCAGGCGCAGCTTGATCTGAGCGACTTTGCCTCATATGAGGCCCAGTTCAACGCAACCATGCTCGGAAAGGTGGTGCGTGCCGTCGTGCAGCTCAACGTGCTGTCGACTGAAATGGTTTCTGCTGCGGCGCTGGCCGATCCGCTGGAGTTGGAGGCTCGCAAGGGCATCCAGCGCATCAGCATCAGTGGCGCACTCGACCAGTTCGGGACAAAAAAGGCCGCCGAGATCATCGGGGAGATTCAGATTGGTTCAAGCCTGGGTGAAACCAGCCAGCAGATCAGCCGGCGTCTGACCGGCATTCACCAGCTACAACAGGATCAGGCTTCGTCGCTGGTCCGCACTATGACCAACCACATCGCCAGTACAGCGCGGGTGGAGACGCTCAAGGCGAACGACGACATCCTCAAGGGAATGCGCCGGATTGCCACGCTGGACTCCAAGACCACGCTGTTCTGCATGAGCATCGATCAGACGATCATCCCGCTGGATGGCCCGCGACCGCCATATCACTGGGGGTGCCGGACGACGATCGTTCCGGTTCTGAAGGATGAGTTTGCGCGGGAGATTCCTGGCTCTACCAGGCCCTCAATCGGTCCTGATGGGGTTGCGCCGGTGTCGAGCAAGACGAGTTATCAGGAATGGTTATCCCGCCAGCCTGCATCGTTTCAGCGCGACGTGCTGGGGCCGAATCGTTACGAGCTTTTCACTAAGGGCGAGTTAACCCTGGATAAGTTCGTGGACGACAACGGCAAGACGCTGACTCTTCAGCAATTGAAAGACCTTGAGCCTCAGGCGTTTGAGCGCGCAGGCATGTAACAAGCAATCAGATTTAACAGCCCTGCCATTCGGCGGGGTTTTTTTATGCCCGCAGGCAGGGCCTGCACCAAGTCTCTGGGAGACAGCAATGACCTTGAAATTCCAACTGGACACCCTCGAAGGCGTCGACGAAGCCATCCAGACCATGTACGTCGAGAAGGGCGGCAAGTACGTCCTGAACATCGATGGCTTGCCAGCACAAGAAGACGTTACCGGCCTTAAGGCCAAGGTTGACGAACTGCTCGGCGAGAAGAAGGCGGCCGAAAAGAAGGCGCGCGAGGCGGAAGAGGCTGCGCGCCTGGAGCGCGAAGAACTGGCCCGCAAATCCGGCAACGTCGAGGAGCTGGAGAAGTCCTGGTCCGAGAAGTACGCCCGCCGTGAGGCTGAACTGTCGGGTCAGTTGGAAAGCACGAATAGCGCCCTGCAGGGCCAGATCCGGGATCTGACCGTAGGCCGTACCGCTACCGATATCGCCACTACTCTGGCGATCCCTGGCAGCGCCAAGGCATTGCTCCCTCATATCGAACGCCGGCTGAGCGTTGAGCAGCGAGACGGCAAGCCAACTGTCGTCGTGCTGGATGCCTCCGGCAAGCTCTCGGCAGCAACGCTGGACGAGTTGAAAGCAGAATTCACCAACGATCCGGCCTTCGGCCCGCTGATCGCTGGCAGTAAGGCATCGGGCGGCGGGGCCGGCGGTGCTGGTAAGGGCGGCGGGGCCGCAAAAGGAAAAATCGGCGGCACCAAAGAGGAACGGACGGCTGCAATCGCAAGCCGGTTCCCAGATCTCCCTCAATCGTAAGGAAATAACTCATGTCCCTGTCGCAAATGCAGGTTTTCAACGAATACATCATGCCGGCGACTCTCGAGACGCTGGATCAGTATCTCGCCGCTTTCAACGCCGCCAGCCGCGGTGCAATCGTGCTGTCTCCGGACGGCTTCACCGGTGACTTCCTCCAGGAGTCGTTCTTCCAGACCTTGGCCGCAGCCCAGCGCCGCGTGGATCGCTACAGCGCGAATGCTGCTGTCGCTGCAACCGACCTGACCGAGCTGAAGAACACTTCAGTGAAGGTCGCCGGCGGCTTCGGTCCGATCCGCTACGAGCCATCGCAGATGACCTGGCTGGAGCGTCCAACCGCGCAAGGCATCGAAGTCGCCAGCCGTGCGTTCGCTGAAATCCTGCTAAAGGACCAACTGAACACCGCGATCGCCGCCCTGGTTGCTGCAATCACCGCTCAGGCCGCCGCGGTCAACGATGTGTCGGCCACCACCGGCATCACCTACGCAGGTCTGAACAACGCGCATGCGAAGTTCGGCGATGCAAGCCAGAACCTGGTCACCCAAGTGATGCAGGGCACCAGCTATCACAAACTGGTCGGTCAGAACCTGGCAAACCAGAACCAGCTGTTCCAGGCCGGTAACGTCCGCGTGATCGACATTCTGGGCAAGATCTCCGTTGTGACGGATGCCCCGGCGCTGATGCAGGCCGGCACCCCGAACAAAGAAATCATCCTGTCCCTGGTGCAAGGCGCTGCGCTGGTCCACGACGGTCGCGACATCATCAGTAACGTCCAGACCACCAACGGCAAGGAGCGTATCGAAACCACGCTCCAGACCGACTACACCTTCGGCCTGGGTCTCAAGGGCTACACCTGGGACACCACCACCGGCGGCAAGTCGCCAACCGACGCCGAACTGGCGACCGGGACGAACTGGGATAAGACCGCCACCAGCATCAAGCACACCGCTGGTGTGGCTCTGATCGGTGATGCCTCCAAGTAACCCCTGATGCCGAGTCGAGCCAAGTGCTCGGCTGGGCGAGGACGCGACATGAGTAATAAGATTTGGTATCTGCCAGGCCCGTTTCACCAGTATCAGGAAGACGTTAAGTCCCTGGCCAAGGACGCAGGTCTGCGCATCGTCGACGCAAGTGTTACCGAAAGTCGTGAAGATGCTGCCGACAATGTGCCTGACGTTACGGTAAAGGAGTTGCCGAAGGTGCTGCTGATCGGTGGTGGCAGTTCCAGCATCGATATCGACGCCTACCGCGCGGAGCTCGAATCTGTCGGCCTGATCGTCGAGTCATTCGCTGAACAAGCGCTGGCGCGCCCGGAAGGTGAGCTTGGCCCTGTGGCCGGGCGCCTGTTCCAGGTGTTCGAAGCGGTCAATGCTGGCGTGCAGAGTTTGCGCAGCGAGCGTGACGGCGAGGTGGAGAAGGTGAAGGCCCTGCAACTGCAGGTGGACGACCTTCTCCAGCAGGCCGCCAAAACCAGTCAGGCAGACGCCGAGGCAAAGGAAATTGCCGACCTGAAGGGCAAGCTGGACGCGGCCAAGGTCACCTACCGCGCCAATGCCTCGAAAGAGTCGCTGCAAAAGCAGGTCGACGAACTGCCGAAGGCGTAACACCCGGGGCTTCGGCCCCAATCATTCAAGCGGAGGCCAGATGGCTACCTACATCACTGTGGCGGACGTTGACGCCATCCTGGGCGCCACCTGGGCGCCAGATGACAAGAAGGCCCGCGCAGTGTTGCAGGCAAACGCCTATCTGACCTCGCTCAACCTTGCTGGCGTCGACATGGACGCCATCCCGGAAGAGGTGAAGCAGGCCGGCGCCGAACTGGCGGTGGTCGCTGCTCAGGGCAAGCTGTACCAGCAGCAGACCGAGGGATCGCTGGAGGCCAAGACGGTGAAGGCCGGATCGGTGACTACCAGCAAGACTTTCGCATCGATCGACACCAGCAAGTCCACATCGCTGCCCGACGGCGCGCAGTTCGCCCTGGGCCTGCTGCAGCCGTGGCGGTCCAGCCCGTTCTCGTTCCGCGTAGATCGGGGGTGACCCATGGGCCTTCGCGAAGACATCCAGAAGGATTTGGCCGAGGCCTTCGATACCGACCTGGCTGATGCGGTGCAGCCATTCGCCGGCGGCGTGACGATTCCCGGCACTTGGGACCCGGTCACCGAGGCCGCAGGGCCGCCCGTTGTGATTGCCTACACCGGCCGTGGCGTGTTCGACGCCTTCAAGATGGCCCAGGTTGACGGCGTAAACATCCGCGCAACTGACCAACTGCTGATCGCGCTGACCAACGAAACAATCGGTGGCACACCGGACATCGGCCACAAGATCAACGGCTTCGACGTGGTAAACGTGCAGACCGACCCGGCTGGCGCCCATTACGAGATCCAGCTGAGGAAAGTCTAATGACCACCAAAGCAGGCTGGAGCCATAGCCTCACGGACTTCGCCGACCAGGCCGGCGAGGACATCACGCAGATGGCGCGCGTCATCGCGCAGAAGATGCTCGAAGAGGTGGTGCTGAAGTCCCCTGTCGGCAACCCTGACCTGTGGCAGGCCAACGTGGCGCTGCGCACGAAGAACGTGGCGCTGGCTGATGCCTATGACGCGAACGTCGACGCCCGCAACGCTGCGCGCACCGGCGGCCGAGCCTTCAAGAAGCTGACCAAGCGCGAGCGCGAAGAAAACTACTTCGTCAAAGCGCAGGCAGCGGGGAAGGGCTACATCGGCGGCACGTTCCGAGGCAGTCACCTGGTATCGATCGGTGCGCCCGACTTTACCGTGACCGACAATATCGACCCATCCGGACGTGAAACGATCAGCAAGGGCAGCATGCTCATCAAGGCCTCGGGCCAGTTCCCCGTCATCTACATCCAAACGAACAGCCCCTACGGCGAGATGCTGGAGCTGGGGCATTCCACGCAAGCGCCTGGCGGCGTTTACGACCTGGCCTTCATCGGCGTTTCCGAGGCCTACAAATGACCTACGAGCAGATCAGGGCACTCATCACCGCGCGCATGGTGGCGTTCACCGGCATTGAGCGGGCGCGGATTGATTACCCCAACCAGCCTGAAGTTTTCACCCCTCCTGAGTCGGGCCTGTGGTGCCGGCTGAATATCCAGTACGCCACGGCCTTCATGGCCGGCATGGCAGACAGGCCCTACACCAGGAAGCCCGGGCAGATCAGCATTCAGTGCTTCGCCAGGGAGCGCACCGGCACCAAGGTCATCACCGAGCTTGCCGATGCACTCGAGGCGCACTTCGCCTACTGGATGTCCGGCGACCTCGAATGCATGGAGGCCAGCCAGGTCATCGCCGGAGAGTTCGAAGGCTTCTACCAGATCAACGTGAACATCCGGTTCCGCGCCGGCTGAGCCAGGCAACACCATCCACCCGCCTTGAGCGGGTTTTTTATGCCCGCAGATAGGAGACTCACCCATGAGTTCCGGCGCAAAAGTCGTATCGCACATCATCAAGGAGGTTACGCCCGGCGTTACCCCTGTCGGCACTTGGGACACGCTGCGCCTGACCGGCAACGCACTGACCCCAACCGTCAACACCGAGGTCAGCGACGAGATCACTGACACTCGTCTGAGCCAAGGTTCTGTGGCCACCAGCATCGATATCGGCGGCGACCTGACGGCAGAGTTCTCATTCGGCTCGTTTGACCAACTGCTGGAAGCCGCTTTCTATGGCGCATGGACGGCTGACGTGCTGCGTGTTGGCGATACCCGCAACACCTTCAGCATCGCGAAGGGATACAACGATGTCGGCGTCTATGGCCTGTTCAAGGGTGCCCACGTCTCGACCTTCGCGCTCGACATCCCGTCAGAAGGCAAGGTCACCGCTACCTTCAACATGGCCTGCCTCGACTACACCGACGGCGAAGTGCCGATCGTGGTTTCGCCCAACGCTCCCACCACCACGCCGTTCCTGTCGAATAACAACGTCGGCACGATCCTGGTCAACGGCCAGTCGCTGGAAGGCGTGGCCTGCGTCTCAGCCATGACTGTGAACCTCGACAATAGCCTGCAAACTCAGCGCTGCCTGGGTTCTGAACGCCTCGGCCCGGGCGCCCACATCGCGACCGAAGCGGCGATCACCGGCAGCCTCACGCTGGCCTGGTCCAAGCGCGCGTGGGAGATCTGGAAGAACACCTTCACTCGGGCGCCTATCGCTGTCGTATTCCCGATCACTGATTCGCTGGGCAACAAGTACACCTTCAACTTCCCAGCAGTGGAAGTGGACGGCGAACTGCCAAACGGCGGCAAGCGCGACCTGATCGAGGTCACGCTCAATTACACCGTCGCCAAGCTCAGCCCGACCATCACCCGCGAAGCGGCTGACCCTACACCGTAAACCCCTTTGACTGCCTCGGCGTGAACGCCGGCCGGGGCGGTCCTTTTATTGGCGTGGCGTTGAGGATTTATCATGGCTCTCCAACTGACCAAGAAAGACCAGGCGGCCTCCGGAGCACGCTGGGTGGAGTTCGACAAGGACACGAAGGTGCTGCTGGCCGGCATCGACAATGCCGAGTACCAGGTTGGCCTGGAGCGCATGCGCCGGCGGATCGTGCGGAACGACGCGCGATTCGAAGAAGGCCAGGTTGGCGTTATCACCGGCGAACTGACCGAGCATCAGAACCACGCCATGCTTCTGAGCCACTTCATCGTGAAGGACTGGTCGGGGGTGCTGGATGCCGAAGGTAACCCGCTAAAGTACAGCCCGCCCGTTGCCGCGCAGTTACTCGATCACAACGTGGACTTCTTTCTGTTCGTCCTGCGACACAGCGCCTCGGTGGCGACCGAAGCGGCCGAAGAGCTGGCTGATACCGTAAAAAAGCCGTCGCCCGCTTCGAGTGGGAAAAAGAGTGGGCAGTCGGCCAAGCCGAAAAGCGAAGCCTAATCTACCAGCGGCTGGGCTTTGAGCTTCCCGATGAGCCGCCGAATGACCCGATCACCGCGTATCTGCTGAGCGCCTTCCGCAGCATCACGCGCGGTCGGCGGTTCCTGGCCACCATGGCGGGTGCTTTCCCGCTACCTTTATCTGCTAGGGAGATATCGGACTGGCTGGATTCGCACCCTTCCCCAATGACGCGGGACGAGGTGGATGCTGTGATGTTTGCGCTCGACGGCGTGTGCTTGGCGGGAGATGACGAGTGACTTTCTTATGATGTGGTTATGATGCTAAATTGCTTTCATATAAATGGAGGCTGTAATGCTTAAAATCAAAACGTTGGCGGCATTGATGCTCATAACGGTTTCTTTTACTGCCAGCGCGGGCGAATGGGAACACTACAAAACAAAAGACGAAATGAGGGGTGAGGAGGTTAGTGGAGCAATAGTTACCGCCACTAGCAGTGCTGAACCGTCGGTTACCCTTTCTATGAACGTTATCAATAAAAGCGAGACGGTTCAGGCCACTGTTTTTACAATTGATGGGGACAGAGGGTTATGCGCTGAAAGAATATGCGAGGTTCCGGTTAGGTTTGATGACGGATCTGTAACTAAGGAGAGAATGTCTTTTAGCGCGGACGGAAAAACTATAATACCGACACGGAGTACTGCATTTTCTGCCTCTGTTTCTATTTCGAACACAGTATTCGTTGAGATCCCTCTTGCGCGAAGAGGCGCTACGCAATTCCGGTACAATTTACCTAGCCCTGCATTCGAAAGGGTATTTAATCCGCCGCTAAATATACTTGGCGCGGATATGGGTCGTAGTGGTGATTTCCCAAGCAAAAATTTTACAAAGATCGATTCATCGAAAAGCGTTGACTGTCGAGAATCGAAAAATGTAGAAGGTGTTCTGCCAGGGTCAAAAATATCATCAATGAGAATGTGTTTTTACAAAGGGTTTTTATACTCCGTCTTCTTTGAGGCAAAAAGCAAGAATGAGGTTGATGCTATTGCTCGTATGCTTGATTCTAAATTAGGCCCTAGAGATAAAGAGAGTTATTTCACATCCTGGCCTAAAGATACCGGAAAAATCATTGAAAACTTCACTCTTAAAGCAACATATTGGCCCGATCCTAAGTTAAAGAATGCTGGTATGTATATGATCTTTGATGAGGGTATTGCGCCAACAGTACCAAAATAACTAATTCTTGAAAAACCCGCCTTGAGCGGGTTTTTTATTGCCTGGAGAAAAGTCATGGCTCAAACATCCCGCCTCGTTCTGGAAATTGATAGCCGGGATGCAGAGCAAAAAGCGGCCGATACTCGCAAGGCACTTGAAGCCCTCGAGGGCGCCGGACTTCGGGTAAAGCCAGCCATGGATAAGGCTGGAAGCGGGATGGATGGCGCAGGTAAGAGCGCAGAGGCGGCAGGTAAATCATTTTCCAGTCAGCGCGAAGAGATTGATCAGTTGCTAGGGCGAATTGATCCGCTGAGCAAAAAGCTAGGAGAGCTTGACCGGCAAGAGCAAGAGCTTGCTCGACACCGCAAAGCAGGAACTATCGAACTTGATACTTACACCGAATATCAGCAGAAGATCGCCGCTACGCGTAACGACTTGAACAGGTTCAGCGACTCCTTGACCCGCACCGGGAATACAGCCAAGCAAACAGCGGCCGCGCTAAGGGGGGTTCCGGCTCAGTTCACAGACATTGCCGTCTCTCTCCAGGGCGGGCAGGCACCTCTAACCGTCTTCTTGCAGCAAGGCGGTCAGCTCAAGGATATGTTTGGCGGTGCAGGGCCAGCGGCAAAGGCGCTCGGCGGATATGTGCTTGGACTGGTGAACCCCTTCACCGTTGCGGCAGCTGCTGCGGCGACACTTGGCGTTGCGTATTATCAGGGCTCCAAGGAGCAAGATGCTTTCAGGGATTCGCTGATCATCACCGGAAACGCCGCAGGTACAACAACCGGCGCTTTGGCCGAAATGGCTAAGCGGATCGGCGACACGACCGGTACCACGGGCACGGCAGCTGCGGCGCTAGCTCAGCTTGCTGGAACCGGTAAAATTGCGAGCACGAGCTTCGAGGCTATAGCTTCCGCCGCTGTCTCCTTCGAAAAGGCTGCCGGCCAAGCCGTATCAACGACTGTCGCCGAGTTTGTAAAGCTGGCCGATGATCCAGTGAAAGCGCTCGCCTCACTCAACGAGAAGTACAACTTCCTCACCGCCTCTGTATATGAGCAGGTCAGGGCTGCACAGGAAATGGGCGACAAGGAGGCTGCAGCCGCAATTGCTCAGGAGGCTCTGGCTAAGGCTTTGTCTGAGCGTGCAGGCAAGATCAAGGAAAGCCTGGGATATATCGAAACAGCGTGGAATACCGTGGCTGGCGCCGCAAAAAAAGGTTGGGACGCGATGCTTGGAATTGGCCGCGAAAGCACCCTGGAAAGCAAACTTTCACTGCTGCAGGAGCGGCTGGAAAACGTAAATAAGCTTACTGCTGCGGGCCGGTCCTCTAGAGCATCCAGGGGCGGAGAAAGCGCCGAGGAACTTCAAAAGCAAATCGTAGCCATTCAGAGCCAGATAACGGCAAAGAATGACCAAGCAGCAGCAGAACAAAAGGTTGCCCAACTACAGCGTGATGGTCAGATTGCGTACGAAGAGCATCAGAAAAATCGCGAGCAAAACTTCACCAAAACGCAAAAGATGAATAAAGCGCTTGAGGATGAAGAAAAGCGCATCAACATTGCACGTGCTGCTGGTTACAACATCAGCGAGGAGCAGGCGGCTGCTTCGTTAAAGGCCATTCGCGAAAACACAATCTACAAGGAGTCGGCGCCCAAAAAGGAAAAGGCCTACCGCGAAGACGCCGGCATGAAAGCGCTGGACGCGGCACGCCAGACCCAGGCCGTACTGCTCCAGCAGAACGCCTCGCTGAACGCTCAGGGCATCGCCACCGAGAAGGTCGGAACCCAGGCCCAGGCCCTGATCAAGTGGGAGCAGCAGCTTGCCGACATCAAGGGCAAGCAGACGCTTACCGCTGATCAAAAATCGCTGCTGGCCAGCCAGGATCTGATCACCGCTCAGCTCAAGAAGAATGTCGCGCTTGAGCGTGAAGCGCAGATCAGTCGAGACATTCAGCAGGCGCAGAAGGACCAGGTGCAACTGCTAACCCTGACCGGCCAATTGCGCGAGGCGAACAGCCTCAAGTCCTCGCTGGATGACGCAGCACAGATGGCCGAGTACGAGCGCCAGGGCAACACCGAGGCGATGAAGCGACTCGAAACCCTGATCAAGATTCGCGATATCAATCTGCAGGCATCCCAGAAACCCGGAACTATTGAGGGTGTTTCGCAGGCGCCCCAGGTGACCGGCATTGATGCTTCAGTGGGCGGTGCCTATAGCGAAATCCAGCGTCTCAACGAAGAGTCGGCAAAGGTTGATGCCTGGCGCACCATGGAATTGGAAAAGCAGAAGGCCTATCTCGACCTCAAAGCTATCAATGAGGAGACCTATGCCGAGCGAGTCAACAACATCAATCAGCAGGGTCGAGACAATCAGGCGAAGATTGAGCGAGCAAAAAACTCGGCAATCCTCACTTCAAGCGCGGACTTCTTCGGAAACATGTCGGCCCTCAGTCAGTCCGGCAACAAGAAGCTCGCTGCGGTTGGCAAGGCGGCTGCAATCGCGCAGGCAACCATTCAGGGGTATGTGGCAGTCCAGAACGCCCTGGCGGTTCAGCCTTATCCGCTCGGGATGGCGCTTGCCGTTTCGGCTGGAGTGGTGGCCGCTGCAAACGTCGCCTCCATCGCCGGTATTGGCTTCTCTGGAGGTGGCTACACGGGCCCCGGTGGCGTTAACGAAGTCGCCGGCACCGTGCACAAGGGCGAGGTGGTCTGGAGCCAAAAGGACATTCAGCGATACGGAGGCGTTGCCGCTGTGGAATCCCTCCGCAACGGAAACGTATCGGCAATTCCATCCTCTGCTTCTGGCTCTGCCTCTGGCGGGTCGGCGCGGTCCACATCGAGTGCTGCGCCTCAAATCAATATCACCATTCATGCCGATGGCACTGCGAGCACTGATGCTACCGCGGGCTATGAGGAGCGGGCCATGGTAATTGCCAGAGCCGTTCTTGCTGCAGAAGGCCCGGGCATGATTCGTAGCGGGATCATGCGCGAGAAAGGTCAAAACGGCCTACTTGACCCAAGCAACCGGAGGAACGCGGCATGAGCGAGGTATTCACCTGGCGCCCGGAAAAAGGCACTACCGGTGATGACGACACGGACATCCTTGCCTCTCAGTTTGGCAATGGCTACAGCCAGCGCATCTCGGTCGGCATCAACAACATATCCACGTCCTGGCCGGTGACGTTCATGGGGAAGACTGACTACATCCTCCCCATTCGCGACTTCTTCGTGAGGCACAAGGGCGTCACGCATTTCCTGTGGACCCCACCCTTGCATGAGCAGGGCGCATTCATCACCGACGGCGGTTGGAGTCTTCAGCCGCTCGGCGCCGGGGTGTACATCCTTTCCGCCAAATTCCAGCAGGTATTCAACCCATGATCACATTGGACGACCAGAAGCTGGAGCCGGGTGCGCTGATCCAGTTGATCGAACTGGACGGGGAGGCGCGAGGGATGGGCATTTTGCGGTACCACGCACACCAGCAGTCCACGCCGATCATCTGGAAGGGCGACGTGTATCTGCCCCGGCCTTACGAGACCGGTGGATTCGGTCGCAGCGTCGAGGGTAACAACTCCACGCCCATGCTGAAGATCAGCAACATCGACGGAACGATCACGGCTCTGTGCCGACGCTTTCAGGGCATGAGCGGCGTCAAGTTGACGGTGCGGCAAACCTACGCGAAGTACCTGGATGCTGCCAACTTCCCAGACGGCAACCCGCTGGCCAGCACGATGGAAAGGCTCGATATCTCCTACATCAACCAGGTGACCAGTTTGCTGCGCAAGGAAGTGGTGTTCTCGCTGGCACCACCGACGGCGGTGAAGGGGCAGATGCTTCCCGGCGGCCTGATTATGAACCGATGCGAGTGGTGTCTGTGGGGTGAGTATCGCGGCCCTGACTGCAACTACACCGGCATCAAGATGTTCGACCTCGACGGTAACCCGGTAACTGACCCTGCGTTGGATCGCTGCAACGGACTCCCGAGCGCCTGTGAGATGCGACATGGGAAAGGAAACCCGCTGCCATTTGGTGGTGCCCCGGGCGCTTCGCTTATTGGATAGACAGCCATGAATAAAACGATGCTGAAACAAATCCAGGCCCACGCCGCCGCTGAGTTTCCCAAGGAGAGCTGTGGCGTGGTGATCCGCGAGGCAGGGCGCCTGAAGTACGTTCCCTGTCGCAACGATGCCAAGACCCCGAGCGAGCACTTCATCATCAACCCCGAGGACAAGTGCGATGCAGAGGACCGCGGCGAGGTGGTCATGATCATTCACAGCCACCCCGACGTGCCGCCGGTGCCGAGCATGACCGATCGCGTAAGTTGTGAGTTGCATGAAAAGCCGTGGGGAATTGTGAGCTGGCCGTCTGGGGAGTACTTCGAATTCAAGCCGGACGGCTATCAGGCACCGCTCATTGGCCGCGAGTTCGGTCACGGCCTGCTGGACTGTTACGCGCTATGCCGAGACTACTATGAGCGCGAGCATGGCATTGAGCTGCCGAACTACCCTCGCCGCGATGGCTGGTGGAACGCCGGTGAAAGCCTCTACGAGAAGTACTACGAAGAGGCCGGTTTTTACCCAGTATCGATGCCACGCAAAGGCGACATGATCGTCATGCAGATCAATGCCGGCGCGCCAAATCACGCAGGCATCTACCTGGGTGACGGCCTTCTGGCCAGCGTCCCGGATCTGCATCCGGCCCCGGGCACGTTCCTGCATCACCGCTACAACAAGAAATCCACCCGCGATGTTTACGGCGGTATGTGGGCTGATTACACCGTGCTGATCCTTCGGCACCAACGAGTGCCGGAGGCTGACTGATGGCAATGAGAACAACGTTTCGCCCGCAGCCCCTGGTGGTACTGGTGATGCTTTATGGAATCCTCGGGGCCCGATTCGGGAGAGTGCATCATCTGGCCGTTGCTTCGCCATCCGAGGCCGTCCACGCTCTGTGCGTGAAGATTCCCGGGTTCAGGCGATTCCTTCGTATGTCCGAGGAGCGCGGACTGACCTATGCGGTGTTCCGTGGGAAGACCAATCTCAGCGAAAGCGAGATTGAGATGCGTCAGGACACCGTTGAGCCGATCCGCATCGCGCCAATCGTGATCGGAAGCAAGGGCGGCGGCTTGTTTGCGACGATCGCCGGCCTGGCCTTGGTCGTGATCGGGGCTATCACGCAGCAATACTATCTGGTGGCTGCTGGCGCTGGTCTGATGATCGGCGGCATCGCCATGAGCATGTCCCCGTCACCGTTGGGCGTGCTGGATAAGGAGGGCGACGGCAACAAGCCTTCCTATGCGTTCGGTGGCGCGGTAACCACGATGGCCCAGGGCCGTTGCAAACCTCTGCTTTACGGCGAGCGCGATATCGGCGGCGCCCTCATCTCGGCTGGCGTCTTCTCGGAAGATCAGCAGTAAGGAAAACCCATGTCCAAAACCGCAACAGCGCCTGCTGCAAAGCGCCGGCGCCGGACTGCTGCTGCCCGCGTTTTGGGCTCCAAGGGCGGCGAGGCCAAGCCTTACACCCCATACAAGGCGCCAGATAGCGCGCTTTCAGTCGCTACAGTAAAGCTGCTCTACGCGCTGAGCGAAGGCCCTATTGTTGGTCCGATTGATGGCCGGCGCTCGATCAAGCTGAACGGCACACCACTGATCTCTCCGGACGGTAGCGAAAACTTCCCGGGCACCATTTGGGATTTCCGCTCAGGCACGGTTGATCAGGAACATATCGCTGGCTTTCCAGCCATCGAGAGTGAGGCATCCCAAGGTCTGCCTGTCGAGCTGAAGTCGGACAATGCGTGGACTCACGCGATCACTGACCAGCAGTTGTCAGCCGTGCGCGTGCGCTTGTCGTGGCCGCAGATTTGGCAGGTGAAAACCAATGGCGATCAGATCGGCTATCGCATTGATTACGCCATCGATCTGTCGGTCAACGGCGGCAGCTACCAGACCGTCTTGTCGGCCACGCTGAATGATAAGGGCACCACTGAATACGAGCGCACCCACAGGATTGATCTTCCGGAAGGATTCACCAGCGCCCTGGTGCGTGTGCGCCGGCTGACTCCGAACCGCAACGACTCCAACTTCGCGGACCTGATGCGGGTCAAGGGTCTGACGGAAGTCATCGACAAAAAGCTGCGTTACCCAAACCTTGCCTTGGGTGGGTTGCAGTTCGACGCCAAGCAGTTCCAGGACACTCCGAAGGCCAGCTTCCTGATGCGCGGCCGAATCGTTCAGGTTCCCAGCAACTACGACCCGCAAACTCGCACCTACACGGGCGACTGGAACGGCACGTTCAAGCTGGCTTACACCAACAACCCTGTTTGGGTGTGGCGCGACCTGTTATTGCACCGCCGTTACGGCCTGGGCCGCCGCATCACTGCAGACATGGTCGACCACTGGACGCTGTATGAGATCGGTCGCTACTGCGATGTCATGGTGCCGGATGGCAAAGGCGGCGTTCAGCCGCGCATGACCACCAACGTCTACATCCAGGATTCTATTGAGGGCTACGCGCTGCTTTCGGACCTGGCCAGCGTGTTCCGTGGCAGCAGCTGCTGGAACGGGTCGCAGGTCACCATGGTGGCGGACATCCCAGGCAATGAGGACGGCTACGTCTTCACTCGATCGAACATCGTCGGTGAGTTCGAATATGTCGCTGCTGCGTATCCTGATCGGCACACCCGCGCCAAAGTGGCCTGGGACAACCCAGAGAACGAGTTCAAAACCCAGCCGGCGCCAGTCACCAACGACGAGCTGATTGGCGTGCTCGGGCATCGGATGCTGGACATCTCGCGGTTCGGCTGCACTGTTGAGGGTGAAGCAATTCGCCACGGCATCTGGGCACTGAAGTCGGAGCAGTACGAAGAGTGGTCGATCAGCTTCACCACCGGCATGGAGGGCCGCAATGTTGAGCCCGGGCAGATCATCTGCGTGGCTGACGAGCTGTTCTCTGGTCGTGCGAACGGTGGGCGCATCAGCGCAGCCACCAAGCGCGTTATCACTTTGGACATCGATGCCGAGGTCCATGAGGAGGATCGATTGATCCTCAACCTGCCAAGCGGCAAGTCTGAGGGGCGCATCGTTAAATCGGTATCTGGGCGCCTGGTCACCGTGATGGCTGACTATTCTGAGCTGCCAGAGGCTGAGTGCAGTTGGTCCGTGGAAAGCGCTGACTTGGCTGTGATGCGTTTTCGCGTGCAAACCATTGAGCCTCAGGGTTTGCACCAGTTCAAGATCGCCGCTACACAGCACGAACCACTAAAATATCAGGCGATCGACACCGGAGCGCGGATTGATCCGCAGCCAACCAGCGTCATTCCGCCAGGTGTGATGCCGCCACCGGCAAACATCGGTATCGAGGCGCGCAGCATTGTTTCGCAAGGGATTTCCGTCACCAGTATGCGTATCACCTGGGACGCCGTGCCTGGGGCGATCGCCTACAACGTGGAATGGCGCAAGGACAGCGGCAACTGGATACGCCTGCCGCGCACCGGGAATCTCGGCGCAGACGTTGAGGGCATCTACAGCGGGCGCTACGTGGCGCGCGTGAGCTCGGTCAACGCCATGGATGTGACCTCGATCTGGGGAGCAAGTCAGGAGGTGGTGCTGACCGGCAAGGTTGGCCTACCGCCGGCGGTGGCGTTCCTGTCCACCACCAGCGAACTGTTCGGAATCGGCATCAAGTGGGGCTTTCCTGCTGGCGCCGAAGACACCCAGCGTACCGAGCTATGGTACGGCCCGGCCAATGACTTGTCGGTGGCTACCAAGCTGGCTGACCTGGCCTATCCACAGGCCGATTACCGCATGCAGCAGTTGCTGGCCGGCGCGACGTTGTTCTTCTGGGCGCGTCTGGTCGATCGTACTGGCAACGTCGGTCCTTTCTACCCGGTGGCGAATGGCGTGATTGGGCAGGCGAGCTCGGAGGGCAGGCCGATCCTTGACCTGATCGCCGGCCAGGTTGGTGATACCGAGCTTGCGAAGGAAATCATGGACCAGATCGATTTGATCTCTGGCTCCGGCCCTGGCTCGGTCAATGACAGGTTGGAGCAGGCCAAGCAGGAACTGGAAGACCTGATTGACCAGGTAACGGATGCCTTGGCCTACGATCCGGCCAAGCCATACACCGCCGGTCAGATCGTTCGACAGGGCCAGTACCTGTACCAGGCGATCAAAGCGGTTCCGGTGGATACCCCGCCGCCCGCCGCCGAGTTCTGGTTCAACATGGGCACCATTGCCGAAACAACCCAGGCCATGGCGCTCCAGATCCAGCAGAACAAGGCGTCAATCGAAACCGTGGACGGCAAGGTCACGGCTCAGGCGTCGGCCCTGCAATCGCTCCAGGCAAGCTGGCGCGAGGATGATGGAGAGGGCGACCTTTCGGATGCCCTGCATAACTGGGATGCTGCCGCGAAATTTGCACAGCAGGTCAAGGTGCAAGCCTCCGACAACCTGGCCATGGTTGAGCGCGCCACGTCGCTGGATGCGGCAGTCGGCCAGAACAAGGCAGCACTGACCACGCTCGAGCAGGTGGTGGCCACCGACAAGCTGGCAACCGCCGAGCGCATTGATCAACTGAAAGGCGAAGTCGATGACAACTCGGCGGCAGTGCAAACCGTCAGCCAGTCACTGGTCGACACGACCAAGGCGATCGCCTCGCAGTCCACCACGCTCGAAGCCATAGCCGGCGGCGGGCGCGATGGTACGGATGAGGGTGACCTTGCGAGTGCTCTCAGCGAATGGAAGAACAAGGCTGCGATCCAGATCACAGCCAAGGCCCAAGCAGACACCGACGGCAAGCTGTCCACCATGTGGGCGGTGAAGATGCAGGTGAACCAGAACGGCCAGTATGTAGCGGC